TACACACATGAAACAATTGCACTTGGTTTTGCAATCACTGAAGAAGCTGTTGAAGATAATCTTTATGACAGAATCTCAGCAAGATATACAAAAGCACTTGCACGTTCCATGGCAAACACTAAGCAAGTTAAAGCTGCAAACGTATTAAACAATGCGTTTGACAATAACTTTGCTGGTGGTGATGGCGTAGCACTTTGCTCTGACGCTCACCCAATTGTAGCAGGAACATTCGCAAACGAATTAACAACTGCTGCTGACCTAAACGAAACTTCATTGGAGCAGTCTTTAATTGACATTGCATCATTTGTTGACGAAAGAGGTTTATTAATTTCAACACAGGGAAGAAAGCTTATCATTCCTTCTGAGTTACAATTCGTAGCTGAAAGACTTACACAGTCTCAGTTAAGAGTTGGAACAGCAGACAATGATATCAATGCCACAAGAAATATGGGCATGATTCCTGAAGGTTATGTTGTAAACCACTACTTAACAGATCCAGATGCATTCTTTATTAAGACTGACATTCCAAATGGATTTAAGTTATTCCAAAGATCCCCAATTAGAACATCTATGGAAGGTGACTTTGATACTGGTAACGTAAGATACAAAGCTAGAGAGAGATACTCATTCGGTTTCTCAGATCCTAGATGTGTATTTGGTTCTCCAGGTGCTGCATAAGCGTTAAGTAATAACTAATAAAAGGGGCGTATGTCTTTGACTGCGCCCTTTTTTTATGTCAAAATATAACTTTATTAACCTCATGACCCTTCGGGGACTATTAACAAAAGGAGATAGACATGGGAACAACTACATTTTCGGGTCCAGTTAAAGCTGGAACGATTAAAGATACAACAGGCATTACTCTTGGCTCAGATGTCAAGAACACAGGTTTTGTTGTAATGGCGCAATCAGCAATTGTTGATGTTATTGGAGCTTCTCACTTGAACCAAGTGATAGCAACAATCCCTGCAAACTCACAAATCACTGACGTGATATTAAACGTTACAACAGTAAATAATGATGGTGGTGCTGCAACTGTTTCAGTAGGAACAGTAGCTGATGGCAATGCTTTTATTGATGCTGCAAACGTTAAAGCATTAGGTACTACTTATGGTACTCTTGACACAGAAGCTACAAATGTTGGCACAACTGACATTCAAGTTTTAGCTGATTTCACAGGAGCCAATGGTGATGCAACAACAGGTGCTGCAACAGTGACTGTTAAGTATTTACAAAATAACTCAATAGCACTTGCTGGTGATATACCTGCGTAAGGAGTAAGTTATGATTAACTATAGATCGGCTAAAGTAACAGCAACAGGTAATGTAGGATCAGGTCCTGCAAGACTGATAGCTATTCATGCTATCTGTGGTGCATCTGCTGGAAGTATTGTTTTGAAGGATGGAAGTGGAGGATCTACTAAATTGGATATAGACACTCCTGCTTCAGCTACAGCAGTAATTGAAACTTACATCGGTGATACAGGTATGAGATTTGAAAACGTGATTCATGCTACATTAACTAATGTGACTTCACTAACTTGCATCTTCGGATAATGGCAGACAAACAGCCACCAAAAACTAAAAAATATTTCCGCTCCACAAAAAGTGGGGCGGGAATGACGAAAGCAGGAGTTGCTCGTTATAGAAGAGAAAATCCTGGTTCTAAATTAAAAACAGCAGTCACTGGAAAAGTGAAGCCCGGAAGCAAAGCTGCAAAAAGAAGAAAATCTTTCTGTGCTAGATCTGCTGGTCAAATGAAAAAATTTCCAAAAGCAGCAAAAAATCCAAATTCAAGATTGAGGCAAGCACGTAAACGTTGGAGATGTTAAATGTTTAAAGTATATTTTTATCTCTTTTGTGCCTTTTTATCTTTGGTCTTTATGTACTTCTCTATTTCAAATTTACATGCAGAAACGAATACCGTGTCGAGCACGGTTGTGACTAACTCAACGCCACCTACCGCAAATGCACCAGTAATAGCAAATTCTAATTCAGATATATGTAAAGTTGGAGTTGGCGGAAGCGTGCAAAATAATGTATTAGGTGTGGCCACAGGAATTTTAGTAGACGATGAGCTATGTCAGCTTTTAAAATTATCTCGCAGTCAGTACGCTTACGGTATGAAAGTGAGTGCGGTGGCCCTTCTATGTCAGGACCCCCGTGTTTGGACGAGCATGATGGATGCGGGGACCCCGTGCCCTGTTAAAGGTTTAATAGGTGCTGAGGCAGCTACATATTGGGAAGAAAATCCTGATGAGATTCCAGATGGAAGTAGATACAAACCTGAATATCTACAAGCAAAAGTAGTAGAAGAAAAACCAGAAGGAGATTTTGATGATATTAAGAATTTTGGTCTTATGGCTCTTTCTTTATTGCTATTATTCTAAAGCAGATTGTTTACCTGACGTAGAAGGTCTTTGTACTCCTGGGGTAACAATTACAGAAACTGAAAATATTGTTAAAACTGAGGAAGATAAAGGCACAGAAATAATTACTACAACTACGACTACAAAAACTACTACAACCACCACTGTTACAAACGAAGACTCAGGAAATATATTAGACGGATCTAATGGATATGTTTCTTCTAGTAAAGAGGGTGACATGGATAGTGACTGGGGCGGTCAAGGACCTGCTTCAATGCCAAGTGGTTCCTCTTGTTATGGATTAGGAACAGATAAATGTGCTGAGATCACAGGCAGTGGTGATTCTACTTCTAATATGGGTGTTTCAGGTATGGGCACTACTTTTATCAATACTATTGACATATCTGATTTACAAATAGATAAAGGTGGCGAAGTTAAGTACACAATTGAAGTAGATAAACAAGATGCTCAAGATAGAATATACATGCACGTTTCAGGATTTAATGGAACTACTACAGTCTTTTCAGGGACTGACATCTTGTCTGAATCTGGAGTATCAACAGGCTACCAATCTTATAACGGGTCTTTCGATTTCAGTGGCGTTTTAAATAAAATTACTGTTGAGGTAGGTGGTCGAGATATCAATCTTGCTGTTGGTCCTTTGTTCGATGATGTGACTGTCAACGTCTTTTATAATGTTATTAATACAATCATAGAACAACAAATCACCACTGTTGAAGAAATAGTCTATTTGAATTTGTTTGACTCCACAGAATTAGATTTTGCTACAGAAGTTTTTGAGTTTAATGATATTACTGTTGATGAAGGTGTAGTAGAATTCTCACCTATTGAGCCTGAGGTAAAAGAAGTGAGTTATGAATCTGTAGAATTAGAAATAGATTATGAAATGACTTTTGATGTAGAATTTGCACCAGAGCCAGAAATGGTCATGATGCCTCCTCCAGAAATAAAAATGGAAGTACCTGTAAATGTAGAAACTGTTGAAGCTGAAATACAAATGGAGCTAGAAGAATTACCGGAACCTGAGATGATGGCCTCTGTAGAAGAGATGCCTGAACCAGAAATGTCAACACCTGAACCCGAACCTGAAGAACCCGCACCGCAAATGGAAGAAATGAAAGAAGAACCTGAAATGGTGGAGCCAGAACCTGAAGAAGAAGGTGATGAAGAAGCTCCTAAAGATACAGTACTGGAAGATGCTACAGATCAAATACTAGCTAAGTTTCCTACTCTACAAGCAGCTATTATAAAACTACAAACAGAAGACTTTAAAGAATTTGTTGATAGTGTAGATTGGATTTCTCCAAGACCTACTGAATTTAGAATCAACTTAAAGAACGGTCAAGATTATATCTTAAAATGGACCGGTACTGGATTCCAAGCTCAAATAATGGGTAAAAGATTTTATATCGACAAAATAAACGATTATCAACAAGCGTTAGATAAATTAGCTATATTATACAAAGAAGGTCCAATGACCGGAGCCGGAGAAGGAGAACCTGCTGATGTAGATTCAGGAGGCTCTTCTGGAGGCGGTGGAGGAGATTTTCCTGGAGATGATGCTGCCGGAGGTGGTGGTGAAGATGATTTAGGAGCTGACGACCTTGGAGGAGAAGAAGGCGGTGAAGAAGGAGGAGCTGACTTAACAGGAGAACCAGTTGATTTTGAAGAACCAGCAGAAGAACCAGAAGCATAATGAATGTAGTAGATAAATTATATACAGAGTGGGCATGGAGATCTAAATCAGGCACTCCCTCTATGGATAATGCTGAAGATAAAGCTATATTAGATAAATTAATTGCTGAATTAACTAATGCAGATGGACAAATATCTAAAGCAGAAGTTATTGATGCCATAAAAAAAGGAGAGTTTTCTCCGGAACAATTAAAATCTATACTCAACGGTATATCTGGTGTAGCCTATAAGGATGATATATTATCGTTCTTAAATAAACAAGGTAAATCAGTAGCTTCTATTTCTAAAACCATTTATAACAGAATGGTAGAAAATGGAGATATTCAAACATATCATAAGTATATTACCGACGGTGCTATAACTTATGCTGATTTAGGTTCCTCTGGTAACTTAAAAGAAAAATTCAAAAAATTATTCTCAGATGAAACGATTAATTTTTTATTCGATATTAAACCTCAAATAGGTAATGTAGCTACAGGTAAAGGAGAGGTTTTTCTATGTGCTTTAACAGCAGATGTTAATGGAGATTCTCCTTCTGGTGATGTTGGAGTTGGTAATAAAGGTATTGAAGTAAAAAATAGAGGAGCTATACCAATGGGCCAAAAAGCTCAATTTGGTAAAAATACTGATAAGAAATTTATACAGGATGCTATATCAGCAGTTAATTCAAAATTAGATAATCCTATTCAAGTAGATACTAAAGGTAAAAGACCTTTACATAGATTAAACACAATCCTTGCAGTTGTAGCAGAACAAGAAAGTGATAAAATTGATGCATCGATAGATGCAATGGATGGTGCATTAAGAAGTAACTACCCAGGAATAGATTTTTCTGATTTTAGTTTAAAGAAATATAAAAAAGGAAACGTAATAGATGCAGATGCTGCAGAACAAGCGTTTTCTAAAAAAGTGATAAAGTTATATACAGAAACTGAAGAATTTGAAGAAATATTTTTCTTAGATGATAAGTCTGGAAATTATGCTATAGTACCTGCAGATAAATTAGTAGATGCAGTTGGTAGTAAGATTTCTATCTACATGAAAGACGGCTTACCACGATTCAGTTATAACTTCTAAAGTTATGAGTCAAGACATAAAAAAAATAATCGCACAAGAGTATATCAAGTGCGCCAAAGATCCGGCGTACTTCATGAAGAAGTATTGCTATATACAGCATCCAACTCGAGGTAGAATACTCTTTAATTTATACCCTTTCCAGTCTAAAGTACTTCATTTATTTAGAG